ATCACGCCACCACCACCCGCGCCGGATTGTACGATGGGGCGGTCAATCCAGGAACTCCGCCGCAGCGCCGTATCGCAGCGCGTTGTATTGAGCCAAACCACCCTTCGCGATCGGGTGCTGGCGATCCGCGTTCAGCTTGGTGGTATCCGGCGTGACGCCATCGGCATTTACCGTCAGCGCTCGATCCCAGCGGACGAGCAGCAAGTCCGGCTGTGCTGCGGCCAACTCCAGCAGCGCTGCGTTGTAAGGATCGAGCCCGCGCAAGCTGCCGTTCGCGTTGCTCGGGTCCGGGATCGGGTGGAGGATGGCCAGGGCGATCCTTACAGCGCCCGCACGACGCGCCTCATCGATCATGGACGCCACATTCCATTTGAAGTCGGCAACCGGTACTCCTTGGTTATAGTCGTTTGTTCCGGCCGCAATCAGCACACGGCGCGGGCGTGCTTGCCTCATCATATTCATGGCGGCCTTGCGGATGCCGTGCGAGGTCCACCCCGGCACCGTGCACCGCATGACTTGATATCCATCGGCCTGCAGTCGCCCGACATAGCTTTCGCGTACGGTGGCGTCGGACAGCGCACCCTTCGACAGGCTGTCACCCGCGACGAAGATATCCGGGCTGGGGCCGTCATACAGGATCGTGATGCGACGGGTGAGGACATTGCCCTTCTTGTAGTGCACCGCGACGTAAGGGAGCATCAGACCGGGCCCGCCGAAGTCGGTGGGAGCCTGATTCTCGCCCGCCACCGTCGTATCAGCCATGGCCGCTTGGTTCTGATTGTAGACGTTGTGGGTGGAGCGCCCCCAGTCGAGTTTGACTTCCGACGTGATGATATCGCCGACCTTCGGCACAAAGCCGAGCCCGTTTGGTCCGACGAGAACGCCGTCCGGGTTGGTCATGAAGTTGGATGGCGTCTGAAATGCCCGCGGCGCACTGGCCGTACCGTCGATCGCGAACAGGCTGTTCAGCGAGGTATCTTTTTCGGTGGGGCCTTGTGGGTCGGGCGCGGCGCCGATACCGATAATGCTGCCAGGCGTGGTCCACTTGTATTCGACACGGAGAACCATGTCGTCGCACGCGAGCCAATGGTGCGAATAGTTGCCGATCTGCCAACTGTTCGAAGCTGTCGATTGCGCCAGCGCCATCCCATCGGCAGTATAGGTAACGCCCGCCGTTCTGCTCCAGCCAAGCGGTGCGCTGGTCTTGTCGAACTTCACATCGTAGAGGACGACCCTTGCATCCTTGGTCGCCGCAACGGTCTGTATTTGGTTTTCGGCAACGATGACCGCGGAGAAGGAGACGGTCACACCGGCATTGGGTGTAAACGTTCCATCAGGCGCAAGGTAGAAGTCGTTGCCCAACGCCGAATAGACGATCAGTGGCGCGGCCTGCTTGACGCCCATGTACGTGCCTTCGGGCACGATGAACGGGTCGAAATCCCTGCCGGCGATGAACTCATTGGCGCCAGCCTTGGTCTGAAAAGTTAGCGATATGATATCATCAAACCCGCTATTATCTTCCCGCAACCTGCTGAAGACGAACGTAACCGCGTTGACGCCGCTCGACTGGCAACGGAGCTTCGTCACAAGACCGGTTTGCACCGCCGGATACTGGTTATACCATGTGCCAGCCGCCGCGACATTGGTGGTGGCGGATAGCAGGGACAGCGGAGCGCCGATCGTAAAGATACGAGGTCCGGCTGAAATTGCCGCCAGCTTGGCAGCCGTCTCGCTTTCGCTAGCGAAGCGCACAGAACGCCACAATATTGCGAAGCAGACGCTGTCCGCCCCGCGCCAAATTAGATCCGATGTCGAGTCCTGCCGGTATCCTCTTATCTGAGGGTAACCGGGAGCGCTGCTTGCAGGAGAGGTGGCGCGAGCGGTGCCGAAGGGTACAAACGCTCCGGCTGCATCCAGGACATGGACGACCAGCAGGTACATGCGTGCTGCGTCGGGAGTAACGTCGCGCAGGCTGTCGAACACCACCCGGTTGATGGTCCCGTTCCTGGCGAAGCTCTTCACCAAGGTATCAAGCGATCGGCGCTCGGCAAACTCGACAACATCGCCCGCATGCCCGCCACCATCGTCAGCCGCGCCGGCGATCGGACGGCTGTAGAGGGTGACAGACAGAGAAGCCGCGGACGTTGAAGCAGTCGAGATATAGATCTGAAAGCTGTTCAGCGTGTCGGGTAGCTGGCTCCCCAATGCCACGTATGTCAGGCCGCCGAACGTGTTTGCAGAGAAGGCGTCGTCAATGCGCGCCTGCTGAAACATGGTTTTTCTGTCGATCGCGGCAGAACGGGAGATGGCCGTCGCAAAACCGCCAAACGACTGGCCTACAGTTTCAGCACGACCGGCTGCGGCTTTCGCTTCATTTACGCCTTGGTCAATGATGGGCTGAACGACCGAAGCAACGCCCTCGAAATAGGCGTCGTCCACAACCCAGCCACCGGCCTCATAGTGATAGACGGTGTTGTTCGCCACGACGGCATCGTCATAGACATAGGCGAGCGTGCCAAGCGGCTGGGTGGTATCGGCGTTCAGCAGCGCCCGCGTGGCATAGAATTTGAGGCCAGCCGCAACCCCACCGACAAGCTGCTCAACTGCCCTGAACAGCGCACGGATTTCAGCTTTGGCGGGATCGTTCGGGCCGGATGCCGGAACGCCGTCGATCTGGAAATCTCGATAGACACCAGCGGCCCGGCTCGCAATTTCACCCACGATATTCTCCGTCCAAGCGTCGCGGTAACGCTAGGAGCGGGGGTGCCCGTGGATTACCGCCGTCAGGCGTTCGTGGTGTTGACGACCTTGCTGGCCGACCATGCCGACAGCCGCCCGTCACCGACCGAGTAGCTGACCTGAACGTTGATATTGGTGGCGAGCGGTACGAACTCGGTCAGGAATGATACACCGGGGCCGGGGTCGGCATCCGCATATTCGCGCTCGTTCCATGAGCCCGACGTGCCAACCCGCCAGCGGGCAAACCATGTCACGTCCGCGCGGTCGGGACCGGATGCGGCAATCAGGATGCGCGCGCCGGTGGCGGTTTGTCCTGGCGAAGGATCAACCGGCTCGTCACCTTCCGGCGTCTGTCCGACCGCGCTGTATTGCGCGGTTGCGCTGATGATCGTCGGGGTGGAGAGGGGTTCGGTGGCCACCACATCACCGACTGGCGCGGGGTTGCCTTCCTCGGTTGCGGGGTTCCACTCGTCTATGTTGGGGTCGGCTGCGATCCATGTGAAGGTCACGCCGCCGGTAGACAGGTTACGAGTGAGGCGAGTGATCTCAGCAGGACCCGAGTAGAAAACGGCGCCTGCCTCCTCGATATGGAGATTGATAAACCGCTGTCCGCGGACGATGCGGCCCCGGCGGCTGGTCGTCACAGACCCGCGATGCAGGGCCATAGTCTTGCTCAACAGGCGTTTCGCAAGTCGGCGGGCTTGAGCATGGCTCGGCACTTGATTGTCCAGCGACGTAGATTTGATTTCGCCGGCAGCGTCAATCGCCTCAACGTCCTGCCACGCCGTAGCATCTACCGCGGTATAATCGTGCTGGTCCGAGAGATAGGTGATCGCCACCTCGTTGATGGCGTCCTCATCAACGACACCCTCATCCCACGAGTAATCTACGATAATATCTGGGCCGACGCTGACGGTAGGCGGCACGTAGCGCCCTGAGAACGCCATGAGCGCGCCATCCGACCGGGGAGCCACGAACCCGTCGCAGCAAGCCAGCAGATTGCCGATCACGGCCTTGTGAGTGTCGGTATGCTTGTGACTGACGCATGACCGGTAGCGAGCTTCCGTGCCACCATTCTTGAGCGGCATAGCAACGTCGCAGTCATCGGCAAAGGCAGTCCAATAAGACAGGGTCGGCAGGAAGTGCGTCTGCCAATCCTTGCCCGCCCGGATCAGGTAGTAGTGAACGACGTGTAGGGCGTTGTTCTCACTCCAGCGCCACGTCAGCGGATCGTCCACGGACTGCGACGTATCTCGCCAGTCGAACACACACTGCGCGCGTACCACCAGCCCCAGTGGGGTGGCATCTGGGCCACCTTGAGGATAGACCTTGTTGTAGTTCTTCGCCTTGACTGGCTTGCTGACCATGCACCCAGTCACGATGCCGTCGCCGCGATGGTCGGTAGTCCAAACCTCCGGTACTGCCGCGATCACTTCAGAGAAGGCGGTTTCGCTATCAAGCCCTAGCCGAGTGCCGATCTGGATGGTGTCACCATCTCCATAGGCGCCGTCTGCGCCTTCAATCACGAAGCCGGAGGCGTTGATCGTGACCTGCTTGTCAGAAAGATAGTAGCGCTCGATGCCGTCAATACGACCATCGTGGAACGCCCACACGTCGACCGCAACGCCCTTGGTGCTCGTCTGAAAGAGGCAGTAAGCGCCGAACAGCTTAACCCGGCCGTAGGCGGACACGCGGGGTGGCACCGCTACCTTGATCGCCCGCTCGGTTTGCTCGGGCTTGGGGGTCTTTGGCTTATAGAGCGTCGCCAGTGCCAAAGCCGCAATGGCGGCGATGGGAGCGCCACCCGGAATGAACGGGGCGACCACCGCCACTACCTGGAGCACAGCCTTACCGAGCCCCTTGTCAATGATGCTGAGCGGCGAGACGATCGCGCGAGCAACGCCGGCCATCAGACGTTCCAGATGCGGAGCGGGCTACCGACACCGAACACCAGTCCGTGCTCATGCAACATGCCCCAGCGTTCTCCGGTCCAGATGCCGCACGCCTCGCCGGTCAGGTCGTCGGTCGGCACAGCCAGCACCGCTACCGCACCAACCACAGGCTTTATTACCGCCGCCAGCCCTGAGCCGGTCATGCCCTTGGTCCAGAGAGTCACAAGGCCACCGCCGCGCCGAATTACACGCAAGGCACCTAACTTTGTCGTGTAGCGATGGCCGATATGGTCCATTGGGTCGGGATGGCCGTTGGCCACAACCCAACGGGCGACCCAGCGGCAGCAGTCCTGTGTCTGCCAGTCCCATGCCGGGCGCGGTGATTTGAGGTAATCGCCTAGCGTCACGTTGGACCGAACCGCCGGCTGGTGCCAACCGAGATGCCCGAAACGTGATCGAAAATGCGGTCAGTCGGTGACCGCCTGCGCTGATCCTGATCGGTGAAATACGCTAGCGGTGCGCGCGAGCGGTTGGTGTCCTCTGTCCCGATTGATAACGTCAGCTTGCGAGTGCGTCCGCCTCCCTCTTCATCGTTGCTTTCGACCGATAGCTTGTCGGCTCTGAACACGGCTTCATACTCGACACCGATCAACTGCCAGTCGTCGTTGAAGTCGAAGCGGACGAAGTGGACCTTGGCGCCGCGTACCGATGGCCCTTCCTCCAGCGCCAAACGGATAGCCTCCGCGCTGACACCAGAAATCTGAGCTTCCAGCCGCTCGGCAGTGCCGTTGATGAGCTGCTGGAAGTCGGGAGCATTGAGGATTGCGCCAGCGCCCATGTAGACGACCGGTTCATCCTCCACGATGTCCGCGGGAATTTGCAGATTGCCGACACCGCTCCACAGTCGGGCGGGCGGTACAGCGTCGATGCGAAGGCCAAAGCTCTCGTTCACGCTGGCGTCCTCATGTCCTCGACAAAGCGAGCAGAGACGGCTTGGAAGCGCCCCATGTTGGTCGCGTTCGACGGTGCCCCCGACAACCGCATCCGGCAGCGGGGATCATCGAAGTCGAGCGCAGTATCGGCGGGTGCCGCCTCGCGAAGAGGCGGACGGATTTGCACCGCGTCGCCATCAATCGCGATGATGCGATAGGCTCGCTCCCCCCATGTCGGGTGGACGATCGTGAACAATTCCCCGCCGATCAGCGGTAGCTCCGAGATGATACCAAGCCTGATGGTCGTCGCGCGAAGGGGCGCATCCGCCAGCAACGATGCCGTTGCGCCGCTGGAGCGGTACATCGTCTCGTCGGCGAATGGCGTATCGTCGCTGTGCGGTACCCGCTGAACGTTGCCGACCGGCTGGTGGAGACGGTCACAGAAATGCACGACGACCGCCGTAGCACCACCATCCATGGCGTCGGCGATAGCGCGCCATGCCAGCGTATCTTGCCGTTCCCACGTCTCGCCGCTGGAAAACTCTACCGAGAGGAACCCGCCGCCATCCGTGCGGATCACGTCCTCAAAGCCGGACAGTGACGTGCCGCCCGAGGTCGTCAGCCCCTCTCGCTTCACGTCCTGATCCTGAAAGTCGAACTGGCAGGGGTGGAAGTGAAGCATCTCAGCCCTCCAGCTTGTCATATTGAGCCAGCGTGCCAGGCGCACTCCGCTGGCTGGCCGCGAAGGCAGCCCCGCCCGCTCGGGTCCCCTCGGTGCGGGCCGTTTGTTGAACGTAGTCGAGCAGTTCGGGGGTCGTGACTCCGTAGCGTGCGTCTAGATTGAAGTGCTGGTGGACCGTGGTGGTGCCACCGCCGCGTGACTGGGTAGCAGTCTGCCCAAGCGGAATGACCGTGCCCCCTTGCGCGCCCATGCGAAGAAGCTCTACGCCAGAGCTGCGGCCCTCGTTGACGCGGACCGTCTGACCGGGCCCCACGTAGCCGCCGGATGCGCGGCCAGGCGTGCCGCTGAAAGCCGAACTTGCCGCCGCCCCGATATTCGACAGCAGCGAACCGAATCCACCGCCGCCCTTGCCGAAGCTGGCGATTGTGGCTTGGGCCAGGACCAAAGCGATCGTTCGCAGCCCTTGCTCTTTGAAATTACGCCACACGTCGTCCGTCCCGCGTGTGAACAGATCGCCGTACAAGTCGGCAAGGCTGCGGACATTGTTCTCGCGGGTATATTGTGCGCGCTGTTCCGCTTCTTCGGCAGCATCAACGCGTGCGTCTCGCTGCTTATCGTAATTGTCTACATCGGCAAACGGGTCGGCATAATCTTCACCCTCTCTGCCAAATACGGCTTGCGCAGCGCGTGAAGATTTCGCTTTCCGATCGGCATCACTGATGATTGCATCAGATCCGATGTCGGTGACCGACTCCCTGATTCCCTTTTTCAGATCGGCGATAAAGTCGTTGTATTCCTTGGTAGCTTTGGCGGCTTCGCGTTCCGCTTTGGTTTTGCCTGACCCACCAGCGCCGCCCGCAGCGGCGGTAGCAGCAGAGAGACTTACCCCCTTCTCTAGATTGCCGACAATCTTCTTCTCACGCGCAATCTTCTTATTGATCGTCGCTAGATCTTCCTGGCTAGCCCCGACTTTCAGCCGCTCCAAACCGGCAAGCGTTTCTTGGTGCTTAGCCAGGGCCTTTGCGTTGGACTTTTCGCTGTCCGATTGCGTAGCGGTTGCAGTGCGCCGTAACGCTGTTGGCCGCTTGACGATCCCGGCCTCATTGATTGATCCGTCCGCGTTCCGAGGCACAATATAGCCTTGGCCTTCCAGCCGACGTGCTGATGCCTCACGGCGCGATTGTGCCGCGCTGAGGCGCGCGCCAGCACGGAACCGGCCTCCGAGATTTGATGTGGGAGACTCTTCGAAGTGTTGTCCGCCACCAGCTCGATCAATTGCGCGATTAAACCCACGCTTGACTGCATTCTCGATATTGGTGTCGAAATTGCTCACCCGATCAATGCTGTCGAGCAGGCTGGCAATCTGGTCGCGGACGCTGAAGATGCGAATGCCCAGCGCGTCGAAAACCGAATTGCCGTTGACGAGAATGGGGTCAAAGACATTACCCAAGCCGTCGAACACCGCTCGCGTGTCGGTGCCAAACTCCTGCGCCTTGCTGGTCAGCCCTTCGAATGTATCCGTGCCAGTGCCCAGGAAGGCCACGATCGCATCGGAGAAGCGGCCACCCTTATCGAACTCGCCAAAGGTCGTCAGTGCGGCGTTTTCGACTGCCTGCATGGCGTCGCCGAAGGTGGCTGGTATCTGCTTGAACTCGGCATCGATCCCGCCCGTGAACTTTCGGTCGGTCAGCGCACGAAACAGCACGTCGCTGGTCAGCTTGCCTTCTTGCGCCAGCCCGCGGACGGCGCCCTGTGTCACTCCCATCGCATCGGCGACCAGCTTCAGGATGCGCGGTGAAGCCTCTGCGATCGAATTAAATTCGTCGCCGCGTAGAACGCCGGATGCCAGCGCCTGACCAAACTGTAGGGTGGCCGATGCAGCCTCTGCGGCGTCCGCACCGCCGATCTTGAGCGCCTTCGCAAACGTCTCGGTTGCGCGAGCGGCCTGTGCCTGCGTCCCTCCAATCTGTTCGGTCGCGCGGACGAAGTTGCCGTACAGGCTAGCGGTGGCTTCCAGCGATCCGCGGGTTTCGTCAGCGATCCGCCGTACGTCCGTTTGCGCCTGCCCGAACGTCCCAAAGGTTGCGGTGGCCAAGCGTAGCTGAGCGTCAAGCTGCTTGGATGTGTCGGCGAGGTCCGCCAGTTCCGACACAATCGCGCCAAGACCGAACCCCGCCACGAAGCCTGCCGCGCTACGAGAAATGCTTTGAAACGCCGCGCCGATGCGGTTTGTGGAGGCAGTAACCTCACGCTCCAAGCTGTGGATAGCACGCTCTTGCCGATCAAGCTGCTGCGTCACCAGCACGGTCGTTGCCTTAAGGCGGTTCTGATACTCCTGCACATCCGCGCGAAGCTGTAGGATCACGGGGTCGATCTGCGGCACTGGCGGCTCCGGGGTTGCCGGGGCAGGCTAGGCCGTGCGAGGTAGGCTGATTACCGCCGTGAGGTTAGAATGAAACGCTTGGCTGTTATCGCTCTCGCCGTATCTGGGTGCAGTATGTTTCCCGGAACCCAAGCCAACCTAGAAAAGCGTGCGCGTGAAGCGGCAAGGCTTTCCTTATTCGACGCAGACACCGCCCGTTTTCAACATCTGCAAGAAGTTGACGGTAGCGGCGGCAGACTACTTTGCGGCTTGATAAACGCAAAAAACAAAATGGGCGCCTACACCGGATTTGTTCGATTTATCGCTGATAGATCAACAGGCACGATCGTGATTGATCCTGAGGAAGAGAGCGGAGATAGCCAACGAGAATTCAACGTTCTGCGCAGGCAAGCATCTGCGGCTGGCTGTCGGTTTTAAGCGCGAAAGGCAGTCAATGGATCAAGTCAACGCGATGATTGAAGCAAAAGCAACGAAGTTGCTGACGCTGGCCTTGCTTGTTGAACTGCAAAAGGTTGCACCGCATACGGTTGACCTGATAGATAGCTACATGGTCGAATTGCTATCTCGGCCTTCCATCGAGTCAAGCGATCGAGATGCCATCGCTGTGGCGCGCGACCTACTCAGCGGTCTGCGCTAACCCCGCCCGAACTGCCCCCGCATGAAGTCCTGAAACTCGGGCGTAGCAGGCTCTCGCTTATCAGGCTGTGGCGAGGCTTCGTTGTGCGCCTCAACTGCCTCCAGAAACTCTGGCAGGGTGGTTTGATGGTAATTCAGCCCCAGCGTGCCGCAGGAAACAATTACTTCACCTCTACGGTATGGCCGGTGTGCTGAGGCTGGTCGCCCGCTTTTTTTTTGAGCCGCGCACCCATGATAGCGTTGTCGAGGATTGCCCAAGCAACCGGTGCGGCCTCTGCAAACCGACCAGGCGCGCCGTCTGCAACATACTCATCAACCAGCGTGGCCGCATCGATCGCTGAGACCTTCGTTGTTTCGCCCGCGATTGTCGCCTCACCGCCTCCAATGGCGGCGCAGCGGATCACCTCATAGATATCCTTGAGGCGAGGCGTTCCGACGCCGATAAACCGAGGCTGGTCGTCATCCCGACCAATGCCAATGCCCGCGGACAATTCCTCATACATCTGGACGATGGACTTATCGCCGCACAGCCGCTCAATCTCGATCACGCGAGGCATGGGCAGCTTGAATGCATAGCGCCCACGCCCAAACGCCAAAACGAGCGTGTCGCTCATGCAGGCGCGCCCACCGTCCAAGTCAGCACACCTTCGCCAGCGATCGTGATTTCTGCGGTGCTTTCGTCGCCTAGGTTCTCATTGTGTGCCGTCATGACGCCGGTGCCGTCACGGTATCCGTAGACGGTACCGGTGCGAACGCCGTTCGTGATCACGGCATCATATCGGCCATAGAGCAGCCGGAACGCGGTGTGAGCACCGAGAAGAGACTGATATTCGTCAAAGAAATCCATGTTGATGACGCCGGAGCCGGTCACATCCCATTGTGTCGAGTTAACGCGCACCGTTCGCGTTGGGATAGCTGCCGGCGCTTGGCAGTCACGACGGAAGCGATCGGTGGTCGCGACAGTGTTGTTCACCGTCGCCGTCTCGATCCCGCACAGCAGGAGGTAAGTGGAGCCGATTTTCGCCTGTACGACGATGTAGTCGGGTTCGACGGGAAGGGACATGGCGTAGCTCCGGTGATTTGGCCGGACGCTACGATGATGCCCTAATATTGATTACCGCCGTCAATCGCACGGAATTTGGCTCGTTTGGCGATCTGCGCGCGCTCGGTGGCAGACGAACATCCTGCTTGGATGGCTAGACAGCGAAGGTAATGGGCAGACATACGATCGCCTGCCGCTGCGCATTCTTCCGCCGCTGCATAGACGGTGCCCTCGGCAAGCTCCCCGGTGCGAAGCATCTGCGTGAACAGGGCGACAATCGCTTTCTCGTCCATCCCGCGATGATAGCCTGCGGTCGGCTAATCTGCCAGCACTCTTGCTTCAACAGAAAGGATTGCGTGATAGGCATCTGCCTCGTCGCCGTCACGGATAACGCGAGCCGATCGGACAAGCAGACGGATGGAAGCGCTACCCAACGGCAAGCGCATTCTGTGAAGAGTTGTGTAGGCCGCCGAGCCGATACGACTAGCGTAGTCTTCCGCCGTTTCGACCATCGCCGCTCCCTGCATCTGGGGTTTGGCGAAGGCGTGCATCAGGAATGTCACCGTCGCACCCGCGTAGCAATTTCCGTCCAGCGGCAACGAACTGGGGCCATCAAAACGCATGAACGGCCACAAGACATTTGCCGGGGTGGTGGACGGGTAAATGCGAGCGGGCGGGACAAGGTTGGTTAAAGTCGCATCTGCCTTGAGATGAGCAAGGGTGGCGCGGCGAACTTCGCGGATCAAATCGGGCATCAGCGTGACCTCGCCATGCGTTCGACCACACCGACGACCAAGCCTTCCACCTCTTGCCGCTTTCGATCCCGCGCCGGCCCCATAAAGGGTCGTGCCGCCATGCGTGATGTGCCTTCTTCCAGCGCGGCAGAGTAGGGCGCGTTGCTCGACACCTCGACCAGTAGCGGTTCGGGCTGTGTGACCTCTATGTTGTTTCCGAGAAGGCCTGAGTCTTGGTTGGGAGCTTCACCAGGCAGAGATGTGGCGTGATTGCGCCCCGACACCGCACCGGCCGTGATACTGACCTGAGCGTCAACCCGGATGCGATCACCGCCAACAAACAACGCCTGCCCAATGCGGCGTTCGAACTCCGCGCCTGAAAGCCTTGCCAGTCTGTCGAGGTGCGCTTTTCCGCCCTTCATACTGGCCTCCCCCGACACTCCGCATAGATCCCGAACGACTCCGTGCCGACCGACTGAACCGAGTAGGTCCCGACATGCGGCCCCTTGTCGACCGCCACGCGCGCGTCGGTGTCCAGTTCGCCGTCGAGCGAAATGACCAGCAGCCGCACGTCGCGATCCGTGAACCCGGCCTCAGACCGCATCGCCTCCGTCACCGCGTCCACCTGAACCATGCACGGACGCTCGACGGGCATCCCAGGCGTCACGATCGAGCCGCCATCGTCGTAGACCGGCGCGGCAACCGTCAGCACGCGGGCGTCGTGGAATGGGCCGCCGTGGCGCTTGGAGACGCGAGCGGCGATTCGGGCAAAGGCGGTTGCGGCGCTCATCGGCATCCCGCTAGAAACGGCCCACCACAGTTCCGCCGCAGCATGACCGCAAACTCCGCACCCTCGACGGTGCTGCCATAGCCCACATCCGCCGCCCGGTTAGCAGTCGCCTCACTGACGCTGATCGACACGCTGGCCGACTTGAAGCTCGTCACGCCGGGGCCAAGCTCGCTATCGTCTGCCAGCGCACCCGACTTGCGCATGTTGTGCGCCGCCAGTGCGAGTGTCGCCGGCTCGTAATCCTGCCCCCATGCCGCCGTGACGATGCGGCTGGCATCTGAGAGCCAATAGGCGCACGTCGCGTCGCTTACCGAGGCAAAGGCCGGGTAGCGCAGTTTCAGGATGGAAGGGGTGGTCACTTCACTACATCCACGATCGCCGCGCCGCCCGAGAACGCCCAGATCTTGCTCACCTTGTCTGTGTAGGAGGTCGCGCCCGCCTGCGCTGCGGTAAAGTCGGCGTCAACCAGCAGCGCTCCCGTCCCGTCCCGCATCTGGAAGGAGCGGAAGTTAAGGTCACTGATTGACACCGGCACTGTCTTTGCTGTCATCGTAAAGTTGGCTGCGGCAGTCCCGCCAGGCACCCATCCGCTGCCGAAGTCGAATTCATAGGTCACCGTTTTTGCTGCCCGTGCCGCGCCAGCCTCGGTGACTACGGCACCGGAGCAGTTGATGAACGCGCGCACGCCGATGATCCGGCCATCAAAGGCGAGGCGTGGAAGAGCATCGCTCAAGGCGGCAAACTGAGGTGTAGTACCGTTGAATATCACGCATCCGAAACGGCCGCTGCCGTTCGTGTAGAGGTAATGACCACTGGCACCCTGATAGCCCATGGTGGCGTTGTCGGGTCCGTCCATACGGACATAGCCTGTGACACTTAGATAGTTCGCAGGCGTAGTTGTCCCGGCGACCTGCGCAGAACCAGCCTGCACCTGAAGCTCGTTGGCACGCGCTGGCGCGGAGGCAATCGTCAGTGTTGCGCTTTCGCCGTAAGCCGAGAGGCCAAACATGCCATCGGCACGATACACGACCTTAACGCTTTTGCCTTGATCGGCCGGCACTGGAGCATAGCCGTCTGGAACCAGCGTGCCCGCAAGATAGATCAGCGGTTCCGCGGCATAGCCATACGAGATGACGCCAGGAAGCGGGGTCAGCGGAACACCAACTGCGGGAGTGTTCTTGAAATAGGGCGGCGTGGTCCAGGTCGGCTGCGGCGTGATGTCGTCGCCGTTCGTGACCCAGACCTTGAACCCGTATAGATTCCAAAACACCTGACTTGTGTCGTAGTTGGACGGGAAAACCGTTCCATTCTGCGTGCCACCACCGCCGGCACCGCCAGGGCCTTCAATCATGAAGTTGAAGTAATCCCAAGTCTTGCCGGCGAGATAGTTCGGCGCGCTCATCTGAAGTTGGCAGTTGCTGCCGTCAGCATTGGCGACAAAGTAGTACACACGCTCCTTGCTGAAATACCAGCGACGGATTTTGCGACCGCTTGGGCCAATCGTCTTGTTGTTGAAGCCCTTCTTGCCGGTGTAATTACCACGATGGAAGGTGATGGCAGCGCTGTAATTCGTTCCGGCACCGCCTAGCGTCTCCATGTAGTCGAGTTCTTCGTTACCGTGCTTGTACCGCCACAAGGCGTAGTCGATGCCGTCCGCCGCATTCAAATTGCTGTCCAACTCGACCCAGCCGTAATTTTCCGACATCAGATTCCAGATCTGGAAGTTGGCTGATGCGAAGCGTTTGGGTTGGGAGCTACCGGCGATGACGACCGGATCAGATTGGCAATCGGTAATCCGAAGTTGGCGGCATTGAACGCCCTGCGCATCCGTGACCAGCGGCATGACTTCGTTCAATTGAACGACACGCCCGCTGACTGTTTTCGATACGCCAGGGCGCACAAAGCCGTAGGCGCCGGGGTTAGGACCGGGCCACTCATCCACCTTGAACGTGTGCGTATCGGTCGGCGTGTTGAATGTCAGGTTGAACGTCTTGAAATCTTCGCTGTAATCCGGTGCACGAGCGGGCGGCGTCCATGTCGGTAGCGGCGTGCTGGCATCAACAAAGGGCCGCTCGACGTAACCCGCTGGAAAATTGCGGCGATGATCCACGACATGAACCGTCGTGCTGCCGTTCGGTTCGGGGCGATCTTCGAAACCGCTCTGCTGCACGCTGAAGACGCCCGGTCCAACGTCGTTGTAAGGCATGATGACGCGCAGATATTGGCGACTGGCCTTCTCGGGATAGAACGTGTCCTTTTGCACGTACATGCCGTAGGTGTTGATATTGCCATTGTTGATGTTGGACGCGTATGCTTGGAAGTCGTTGGAGGCCAAGTAAGGCGCGCCTGTGGGACCGATCAGCGAAACGGGTAAGTCCGCATATTCCGCGCCTTTGACCACGTAAACGTCCGGCCGGTTGACGGCGAGGATGTAACTTGCTGTGTCGAACGGGTCGGGCTGCACCGATGTGTCAACCGCCTTGAACGTAAGCGTGAACGGCTTATCCGGCTGTCCGGGAGCCGTCCATTTCAGCGGTAGCGTGTAGACTTGCCCAGCGACCAAACGACCGGAGCCGCGCGCGATGCGGTTACCTTCCAGTGCGATCTGCGTGATGGGCAACCCGATAATGCTAAGTGCGGCATTTGCGTAAGGCGCCAGTGGCTCAAATATATCGTCGCCTACCTGCATTGAAGCATTGAGGTCAAACGTGCCAGCGAGGCCGCTTGAGCCTGCCGCGGCGAGGGCTTCCGCTGCCGAGGTTCGGGCTTCATAGCTCGCGAAAGCGTCGCTCACCTTGGTCGCGGGGGGTAGAGCCATTGTTATGCTCCCAAGCTCGTCAAGCGAGCGGATAGAGCGGCATCGCGTGCAACGAAGCCGGGAAGGGCGCTGATCGGCAGGAGGCTGTCGATATTCGTATTGGCCATCGTTGGCACCGAAGGCGTAGGCGCCTCACGCGCAGCCAACCGCGCATCGAAGCTCGCGATAATGCTCGCTACGCTGGCAGATGGATCATAGGCCACCGGGACAGGATAGCGGTTGCCGGGGTGGGGGGATTACCGCCGTCAGGTCGCGGGGCCGTAGCCAATTGCAATGCCTAACGCAGATTGATTATAACAAGCTTTCGCGAAGGGGGCCGCGCTATCAAACAGGCATTTTTGCTACTGGTGCATACGCACCCCGAGATGCTGAGCCGCCTCGTCAGCCGCTTGCAGCAGCCTGATGCAATCTTCGTGGTACATGTCGATGGCCGGTCGGCGATCGAACCGTTTCGAGAAGCTCTGCGAACCCAGCCAAATGTTTATTTCATTACGCGACGCATACGGGTGCGGTGGTGCGGCTTCTCGACTGTCCAGGCTATTCTTGCCTTACTTGATAAAGCGTGGGCGCTCCGCGCTGACCGGTTCACTCTTATATCCGGCCAGGATTACCCAGCCGGAAACGTCGCCGAACAATTGGCATCTGACAACGAGATGATCGGTATCGATCGACGCTGCTACCGCGATGGTGACGGCTGGTTTGATCGATGCGCGTACGAATATTTCCTCGGCGACTGGCGGCTATTTAGCCTTCGTGAAGGCTCTTCGTTGATGCGCTGGATCGCAGCCAAAGTTGCCGCTCGCCTGCCGCGTCGGCGCGCTCCAATACCTATTTATTATGGGGCGACATGGTGGAGCCTGACGAGAGGCGCAGTTCAGCGCATCCGCGGCTTTGTTGAAGATAATCCGCGGGCAGTGAGGTGGTTTCGATATTGCCGCGCACCCGACGAGATGTTCTTCCAGAGCGTGCTGAAGCACATGGGACAACCGCGTCTGGTGTACGATCAGACGATGCGATCGGTAATCCGGCCGCCCCACACAAGCGCAACTGTCTACGTCGACTTTCGCGGCACTGTCGCCGGATCGCCACGTTGCCTTGACCTATCTGATCTTCCCGGCATTCGGGCATCCGACGCGCTGTTCGCACGCAAGATGGACCCCGTTGTTTCGGCCGACCTGATGGACGCGCTGGATCATATTTGAGAATAAGGCCACGCTTTAAAGGCGGCCTCCAGGACCGGGCGTCCATTGATCCCGTAGTGTCCGGGTTCACTGTCGCTCGAATAGCTACGGTCACCGAAGTAAACCGCCCCCATTGATTTTGGGCGTGCCGCCTGCGCCGCCATACCGTTCACCCACGCGGTCAGCGACGCTGGGATATTGTCGTTCAAAATACCGCATTCGCCGATCATGTGACGACCGATGAACCACGATTGCGCTTCAAGCTGCGCCACATCCGCGCCAACCATGACTGACGAAGGCTGTATGTCGCTGCGCGTGTTGAGCCGATAGTACGGGTGGTAATCGTGGAAGTCGCAACCGAGATCAGATTGCAACTTCATTAGGTCGCTAGCAAAGTCAGTGCGATTATTCAGATAGACGGAGAACGTGAGTGGCACACCCGGAACCGCGATCCGGAACTGACTCATCATATAAGAGAGGTCAGTCGCCATCGCCGTGTTGACGGACGTTTCATCATTAGGCCAACCTCGAACGCCCGAATGAAAATTGATCTCGTTGCAAAGATCGATTCCGGTCATCAGGTCGTAAGCGTATTTTTGTACGATTGCCGCACCTCGACAAGCGTTCAAAACCTCCGCATTACGGTTGGCTTGGCTATCCTGCGCTAGCTGACCGGGGCCTAAGATCGCCGTATAAATCCGCAGATCGTAATTTCTGCATAGCCCAGCAAAGACACTTACGTTTTGCTCAAACCTCGGGGCGGGAGGGAAATCAACCTGCGTCAGACCGCTCATGACGATCTTGATCGAATTAGCGCCCATGCCTTTTGCATAGGCGAGGCGCTCTTCAAATTTCGAATCTGTGAAATTGCTAAAAGCCAATCCCCAACTTCCGTTTGAGATAGCCGGAGGCCACGGCAAAAGCTCAAGGCATTTCAGTTTCGCCGCGGTGTTCAACCGACACCCGGTCGGGCGGATAGACGGGCGCATTAGGAGAGCATCCCGGCCGGGACAGTCCACACCTTGCCGGCGCTATCCGTGAACGAGGTTGCCCCGGTGGCCTGCGCCGTGAAGTCGGGATTATAGAGAACGGTCCCGCTCGCATCGCGCATCGTCAGGCCGTAAACACGATCCGGCCCGCCAGCACCGATAGATGCTCCGGTCCCGCCGGTTACATCGTAATTGATGCTGGTGTACCCGAGGCTCGTCCAGTTGGTGCCATCGACGCTATACATGAACGTGATAGTGCGAGCGCCCCACGTACCGCCGCCTTCTGTGACTGCCGCCGTCGTAGAATTGACGATCATTCGCACCCACAACTTAGCGCCAAGGGCCGAAGCCGGAATGGCTGACGTTGCCTCGGGAAACTTCGCCGTTGTGCCTGCATAGACGATGCCGGCTAGATGGTTAGTTGACCCTCTGAAATACAGATACGCGTCTTTGTTGGAGCTACTGCCGTTATAGTAGCCGGCTATGGGCCCATCTCCGGTCGGGAAGGCTGCATATTGTAGCGGCACAATAAGATCGAAGAACGCGCTATTGGTGGTGTCGGCAGGGCTGGTGGCCCTACCACCGGACACGCTGTTATTTAGATAATGCAGGGCTTGCGGAGTGGCGCTCACCTCGGCCGACTGCAAGCCCTCGCCGATCGCATTCACCGTGCTGGCACGGTAATAGTACGTTGTACCGTTTGTCAGGCCGGTGTCGGTGTAGCTGCCATTCGTCAGCGTGATCGTGCCGAGCAGCGTTTCGCCGCCGGCCGTCGTGCCGCGATACAGTTTGCGCGATGTGATAGGCGAGCCATTTGCGGCACCGTCGATAAACGTCAGGACGTTGCTGGCGTTGCCAGGCGTCACGGTGAGGGTGGGCGCGGCGGGCACCGCAGGTGCGACCACGCCAAGCGCGAGAACCGAGCCGAGCCACTTCACGCCGTCGAGCGTGGCGAGCTGAAGCACATCGTAGGCGCCGCCTGACGTATTGAGTTGCGGTGCGCTGCCGCTGGCCCACGCGATGCCGCTAAACGTGGCTGTACGACCGGCTGTGGCGTCCTGGCGCAGGTACAGCGTGACTAACTGCGGATAGATACCGCCGGTCGCCGCCGCCAGCGTGAACGCGCAATTGCCGGTCAGCGTCACATCATACGTCGAGCCCACGCCAGCCGCCCCGGTCAGCGTCTGCGTGGTGCCGGAAGCTGCTACCGCGACGATGGTCGGCACGACCGCCGCCTTGAGCGCAAGGATTTGCGCTAGGACGCTGTTGAGCGTGTCCATCGCGTCGGGGCCGCTGGTCGCGGAAGTGAAAGTGGTCAGTACGGCCATGGTCTATCCTCAGGCGAAGAAGGGGGTGGCGAAAAAGGCGGCGCGCGCAAACATCGCAACCGGCGCTGCTGCCGCGACCGTGAAAGCGGGCGACGATGCGGTGACCATTGCGCCTGTCGATCCGGTAGCCGTGACCTGATATTGGTAGGTGCCAGCCTGTGTAGGCGTGTAGCTTGCGCCAGTCGCACCGCTGATAGCGACACCACCGAGCAACCAAGCCCGCGCGGTCACGGTGCCTTTGACGATCGTACCGTCGCTGCCCAACAACGTCTCGCCGACTTGGGGCGTGCCGTCGCTGGTGATCGATGGCGCAACGGAAAACGATGGCCTTGCAGCCGCAGCCTCCAGCACCTTGAGCCGAGCATCAAATGCCGCGAACGTCGTATCAACGGGATCTGTGGGAATATAACTCATCAGGCCCCCAGCGCTGTCAAACGGCTATCAATCAGGTCCGCGATTGAAATGAACCCCTCGACCTGATTGCCAGGGAGGGGCGAATTGCTCGCGGTGTTGAAGATGGTCGGGTTGGGCAGCGTCATGTCGCCGTCGAACGGCACGACGGTCACGCTAAGTTGGTCAGGGGCGCCAAGTGTCGGACCAGCCTTGATTGTCACGCGAATCGCGGTGTCAGCGATAACCTCGCCGGTCAGCGACGGTACGCTGAGCGCCGACGTGACGACGGCCAGCACGCCGGTTGCGAGAATCTTGCGGCCGTTCTTCAGGCGGCGGGCCAGTTCGACCCGAACGCCAGTCTTGAGGTACATGCCTTCGGAGAAACGCCCGTCGAACGCCCACCGGAAGAACTCGCCAGTCGTGTCGGAAAAGCGCTCGCCCTCGTATTGTGAGGATTGGCCGGTGTAGTCAGTGAGGATTACCCGCGTGTTCGCCGAATAAAACGTGAGGAACATAGCCTCATCGTTGATGTCGATCCCACGGCCAGCGCTGTCGAGTAGCTGAACCTCCATCACGAACGGCTCGCCGGCTGCAAGCGTGTAGGACGAAAGGTTGTTGTTGACCGTCAGCATGCGGGGGCGGCCTCGGATAGCATTGCCGGTGCATGCGGGATCGGAGGCGCAGGGATTACCGCCGTCAGGTTACGGGTGATGGGCAAAAAAAGGACCGCCTCACCGAAGCGGAGCGGTCCGTTAGGCTCAGGGGAGAGGGGGAAGGTTTACTTGGCGGGCTTGGTAGCCTTGTCGAGATCCGACTGGAGCGACGCGACCTGCGCCTTGAGGGCATCGCGTTCGGCGGTCAGCGCTTCGATCTGCACATCAGCCGCTGCATCAGCCTGAGCATCTGCCTTGCGACCAAAGTCCGGCAATTCGCCCTGAACCTCAATGCCGTCGATGAAGCTCTTGTCCTTACCATCGACCTTCTTGGTCTCGATCTCGACGGTCTGCCCTGGCTCGACCCAATGCGTGGCGCCACCCTTGAGATTGATGCCACGGGGACCGGGCTGATGGTTCGTCTTCTTCATGGTCCGGCTCCCTCAGAGATTGTCGCGGTAGCTCATCGTCTTCGGACGATAGAGTTCGAACTGGCCGACGTTCATCACGCCATCCACGCGCCATGTCATGGACGAGGTGGGGAACAACGGCATGAACTCGAACATACCGGGCAGGAAGAATTCCATGTTGTCCGGCGACTTCTCGTAGGCGATCATGCGCGCGGTATTCGACGCGCCGGCCGTCTCCAGCTCGCGGCTCGGGCGGATGTCGAGCGGCTGATTGCTGATCGCGGTGTAGGCGTTGTTGCGCCGCAGGTATTCCAGGACCGAAATACCGGTGTTGTCCATCACGGCGCGGTTGATCTGGAGGAACTTGGAGGTTGGCAGCAGCAGCGCGTTCGCCAGCGCCGTCTCACGGCTGTTCACGTACACGTCGGTCAGCGCGGCATCCACGTCAGCGCGCATGGCGGTCGCAGTGGCGGTCGCCCACGAGCCGTTCGGCGCATTCGCAGTCGGAACGGTGGTCTGATTGATGATGCCGAGGAAGCCCTTCTCGGTGCTGCCGCGGATCACTCGATCATAGATGAACTTATCCGCCACCATGCGAGCAGCCGACGCCTTGCGCTCGGCAAGGCCCGAGCCACCCTCCGTGATGCCGGGGTTCGTCGCCACCATGCGCGAGAACCGCTCGACCTCGCGACGCGACAGCTCGTAGCCGACGCCGGCCAGGTGGAATCCGGTGATGCCCTGACTGAAGTTGACGGAGGCGTTGGGGACGTCAAACGCCTTGCCGCCCAGGTATTCGGCCTTGCCGGCGACATCGCCGGAATAGACCAGCGTGCCTACATCCCACATGTCGCCATCGGTGTTGACCGGAACCACGCCCGCATAGTCGAACGACGGGTACTTCTGCGGAAGCATCCGGTGCGTGCGATAGAGCGCCGGCTGAGCGAACCCGACGACCTGCTGAGCGTCGTTGAAATTGATGTGCATCTGGAAGCCCCCTTACTGCTGCACGACGCGGATGCGGACGCTGCCGCCCGTCGTCGCATCCATGAACGTGGCCGGGATCGCGGTATTGCCGGTGCTGGTCGCCGTGAAAGCGCCCGCAGCCGTCACGTAGACCGCGGCATCCTTGGCAGCCGCGCCGGTGGCCGTGACCCAGATGTTGCCCATGTCGCACAACGACATCGTGCCGTACTGGCCATGCGCGTCCGGCGTGGCGTTCAGACCGCCGACAATGCCGGCGTCGGCAATGACGATGCCCTTGAACTTCGTGCCTGGCGTCTTGGTGACCTGCCGGCCCGTGCCGGTGGAGAACACGGCGGCACCGAACGGCGTCGGCGTTGCGTCAGCATTGATGCCCGAAGGCCGCGACTGCGTGTTGCCATCCGCCAGCATGCCAGGGAAGCCCTGAACATAGTCGGTAAGGTAGGTGTCCTGAACGGTGATAGCCATGTCGATTGCCCCTTATGCAGCCGCGGCGTCGGCGGGATTGAACGGCGTGCGCCAGCCGTCCGACAGCGCGCGGCGCTGCTTGGCTCGATCGGTCGTGTAGGCGGTGTGCTCGTCAACCAGCACGACCGGCGCCTGGATCGGATGCACCGTGGAATCCTCCACCTTGGCGTCCTTCGTCAGCGCGTCGAACGCGATGGCGATGTGGTCGGCGGTGTACGTGTTGCCGGGCATCGCCTTGTCCACGACCGCCTTCTTGATCTCGTCCTCGCCCATGGCGTCGGTGACGGTCACGCCGGTCGCCTTGGCCTTGCCCTCGATCACCGCGAACGCCTTGCCGGCATCGCGCATCTGGGCGGGGGTCAGCTTTGACGCGGCCAGATCGGCGGTCAGGCGTGCGATCTCCGCATCCTTGGCGACGATTGTGGCGGCATCGGTCACCGCGGCCGCTTCGAGCGTGGTCACCTTGGCGTTCGCCGCGTCGCGCGCGTCGCGCAGCGTGGTCACGGTGGCGATGGCCGTATCGGCGTTCGCCATGTCGACGGTCAGCCCGTCGATCAGCATGGTCTTCACGGGCAGTACTCCGTCATTGAAATGGTCCATCTTCATGGTCTTGCCGCCTGAGCCGGGCTCAAGCTCGGCGAGCGCCTTTTCCATCTGCGTCATCATCAACATCTGGCTTTTCTCGCCAGCCGCGCCGGTTGTGGGCGCGGTGCCGTCCATGTGCTTCTTGTGCAGCGCGATGGCTTTCTTCAGCCATGTGGTCGCGCCTTCCACGCTGTCGGAAAGGGACGACAGCGGGACTGACTCGCACGTTGCAGCATCGCGGATCGCGCACGCGGGCCCGGCGCGGCCCTTGTCGACGATTGCAACATGGTTGCCGCGGATGTTGGTCTGCTTGAACTGGCAGGCGACGCCATCGGTCGCGATGAACTCGCCGTGGACCAGATCGCAGCTATAGCCGTTGCTTAGCTCGCGCTTGCCGGCCTTCACCTTGTCGATCGCAAGGCCATCGGTCAGCATCAGGTCGAAGGCGAGGTAGCCACCTTCCTCCCACTTCGCGCCCATGACGGTCCCACGCGCATGATCGCGCCAGTTGTCGCGGGTTACCGCATCGCGGGGGTGATCGTCGGTGATCGGCTTGCCGATGAAGCTGTGTGCCGACACTGGGTCATGCACATCTTCGGAATAGCGGGCGACCCGCACGACCGCCTCATCGCGCAGGCCGTACTGATTGTCGGGGTCGACATCACGGCCCGTATATTCATAGTGGCCGACACGGGCCGCCTTGGCCCGATACGCCATGAACCCGCCAGTTACCGGGCGGGCTTGGTCCAACGTGAGGGCATCTGCGAAATACACCCTGCCCGAATATGCGGGCTAGACGGGGGAGATTACCGCCGTCAGGATGGGGTGCAGGAGGCCATATGAACGATAGTTACGGGCAAGCCATCGTGAATATGTTACGTGCCATGCACGCGACGCAACAACAGCAGGCGGATAGCCTAGCCGCCATAGCTGATTATCTGCGGAAAATTGCCGGCAAGTCCTAGTCGAACACCAGCACCGAAAGCTCCCGACACCCGCAGTAAGGCGGCCGGCCCGGCCTATCTTCGCGCGCGACCTCTTCCTGCACGACCTTTCCATCCACCTCGCGCCCGATCATGGCCGGATCTCCGCTATAGAGATTGCCATCACGGTCTTCATGGCGGACGCGGGGATGGCGCTTCTGACTATGCCGCCACGAGTACACCGATAGACCAGCCTGCAACCGCCGCTCGGTCGCAAGGTCGGACGTGATTTTGCTAAGCTGATCTGCTGCAATGCGCTGCGATCGATCCCGGCTCATGCCCACCGCTTCACGTATCGTGCGGGCCACATCGCGAGCCGGCGTCCGGTTCTTCAGTCCGTCGAATATCGCATTGCCGACACGCTGACGAGTAACGGCTGACACGTCGCGGATCAGGCTGGTATTCCAAGCGATCGTCTGTTCGACCGTCTCCTGAACATCGCCGAAGCCAAGTATGGTGCTAAGGTCGACATCAGATGCAGACAATGCGGCCTTGACCCACTTGCCCCTGTGCCACGACTCTACTTTTACCGCCCAATCGCGCAACGATGGCGTCAACGTCAGGAACAAGCGACTGAACTCGTCCCCGATCGCGTCGAGAATGCCGTTCAGGTCCAGCGCGCTGTCTGTGGTGAGGGCGGACAGCGACCGTTCGTACTCCGCCATGATGCGGTCTGTTCGCTGGGTCCACAGCGCAACGACGGGGCGGTAGCAGGCGGCGTACAGATCAGACGCGAACATCGCCGGGGGTGGTATATCGCGGAAGGTGACCGCACGACGGCGCGGGTTGCGGGTGCGGCGGGCCAAAGCGGCTAGGCTGAACTTCATCTACCGCCTCCGATCGTGAACGATACTGGCGCGCTCGGGCAGGGCGGTGGGCACGGGTCACGCGCGCCGCAGCGGCAGCACCCGATAGGCGCGGATGCGCGGGGGAAGGTTGGTGGTCTTGCCGTCGACCGATATAATCCGCCCAACACAGAAGCCGAGTGGCAAGAGGACTGCGTTGATGGCTGCGCGTGTACGGCTCATTCCACGGTCACCTTGTCATTTGCAGCACGACGCCGGCCAGCGCCTCCATCGCCAGCCGGATCGTCGGCAGATGCTGGATCACCTCCTCCCTGCAATGCTGACGGGTCCTCGCCATCCGGTTCAGGCGAGAGGCCGAAGCGCTCCGCCTCAGGGATCAACGCCAGCGCCTGGTCAAGACCCGGTATCCACTCGCGTTCCGACATGAGATTCTGGACTCCGCGGGCCATTGCCTGCTGTGGGATCGTGCCGCTGTCGATCAGGAGCTTAACCGCGTCCATCGTCGTCTTGAACGTGTCGGACTCTTCCTTCTCGGTCGGAGCCCAGAGCGGTGCCCATTTCCACGTCACGCCGGTTGCAGGCGCGCCGGCCGATGCAATCAGGATCGGGTCTAGTTGCTCAAGGCATGGACGCGTCTCAAGTTGCTGGCCCGACGATACCGCCTTGGCCCAGTTCTGGTCGTCATAGGCCCCGGTCGCGTTCATGCCGGCGGGCGAGCGACCCATGAGCCGCGTAAACGGGATATCCGACACCGCGGCAACGCGCTGGTCGAACGCGTCCATCATCGCCGGGATGCCAGTCCACGTCACCTGATAGTCATCGATCTGCTCGCCGCCTGTGGACGAACCATCGGCGTTCTTGGCGGGCAGGCTGTATACCGTGGCGTTCAGCGTGCTTTCGCCTTCCGCCATGAGCTGGACGCGGCTGGCAAGATTGGCGCGGCCGTCTGCGGTGGCCGTGAAGTCGGTCAGGTTGTAGATGCCGTACCGCGTCAATTTTGCCTTGCGCACCAGCTCAGCAAACCACCGTTGCGCGCTGTCGCTGTTCTCAACTTCGCGCAACACCCGCATGAGCCGGGACGAACCCCAGAACCGCTCTTCATCTGATATACCCATCCCAGCCGGCAGAGGATCGCCACGGAAACACACGACACGGCTGGGATGGATATCGATCTGGCCCGTTGCGCCCTGCATCCGAAACATGCGCGGCCAGCCGTAGGTGATGCTGGTCATGTTGGTATCGACGTCAACCAGCGTCAGTTGCCAGCGAGAGGCCACGTTGACTGCGGCAAGCTGGCCTTTGCCGACGCGTTCAATCGGCGAGGCCGGATCGCCCGGCGCGGCGAGGATTAGCGCTCCGCCACCAATACCACGCAGCACTTCCGCCTGTTGCACCTTGGCCTTGAGCCCCAGCCGGCGTTCCTCGGCTTCCAGCGCCTCGATCACCGGCTTTTCCGCCTGCCAGTCTCGCCACTCGCGCACACGATCGGCGGCGGGGATGTTGATGACCTTCGCGAGCAGGCCCGACGACTGGTAGGCCGCGAACGCAAGTTGGAAGTTCAGGACGCCGGGGAGGGCGGTGACGGACTGCCCGCGCTGGAAGGGGCTGGTTACCGCTTGGATCGCGCCGCGAAGGGAGTCCGAGAAGTAGCCCATGGTGTCGGGCTATGCTGTGATGATGCGCGAGATTACCGCCGTCAGATGGCTTTCTATATTCCGATAACGCTGTTTCTCGGATGTTAGAAACGTCACAAAAGGGCAGTCATGTCGAAGCGTTTTGGCGCTAGTGCCAGCTCGTTCACGGCGTCCGCAAACGCGTCCACCTGATCGTCGTTCGTGCCGGCCGGGAACACGCAAACCTCGTCTAGAAATGCCGTGTTCCACAGCCCGCGGACTAGCTTGACGTTGCCGGCCTCCGCCTGTGCCGATGCAGGACGTGCACGGACCGACTTCTCGCCGGTAGGCGGCACGGTCTTGACCGCATACCCCTTCAATAGCTTGGTCTTGGTGGCCGCATCAGCCTTGCCGGCAGCGCCGGGGTCCTTTGGCATGCGGATCGTCACTCCGTCGCCGTCATGAGTGGCGATATTCGCCAACGTCTCTTCGACCTTCGACGGGTTCCACTGCCCCCGCACCACGTCCTCAACGTAGAACGTGTCACCGATCAGAGAGGCACGCAGGCCCACGGTCCAATCAGGCCGTCGCCCTGGCTTGACCTCGCTGGCTGCGAAATCCCATGCACGGACGGTTCGCTTCACACCGGCTGGCATCGCATCAACAATTTCGAAATCCGATCGCTGGAACATGCCTCCTGATCGAGGCGCGGGGCGCTGCTGGAGCTGCCCAGCCGTGGCATATGCCATCAGCGTTTCCTCAAGCTCCCGTACCTGTTTCTCCGGGAAGCGCTCAGGGAACATCAACTCGCCATCCTCTTGGCGAGGATCAATCCAGCCGATTGAAGTCGAGCAGCGACGGTCAACTTCGAACCGCATCGGGATCATCAAATGCTCATAGCCAAGCTGAACCGCGACTGCCGACACATCCTGCTCATGCAGGCGCTGCATGACGATCACAATGGCGGATCGGTCGTTGTTGACGCGCGAGGGCAGGGCTTCGCGGAATGTCGTGATATCCGCCGCCAGCTTCACAGGGCTGTTCGCATCGTCCACGCTGTGCGGATCATCCAGGATCACGCGATCGCCGCGGCTACCGGTCATACTGGTGAACGCCATGGCCTCCCGGAAGCCGGTACGATCGTTCTCGAACTTGGTCTTGGCATCCTGATCGCTGGTGAGCGCAACCGGCCACAGCCGCTGATACCACCCGGATCGGATCAACCGTCGACACTTGAGATTGTCGCGGACGGCCAAGTCCTGCTTGTGAGCGGTCGCGAGAAAGCGATGATGCGCGAGCCCCTTGGGCCCCCATTCCCACGCTGGCCAGATCACGCCGGTCAGCAGCGACTTCATGCTGCCAGGCGGCACATTCATCAACAAGCGAGTGATCTCGCCAGCGGTCACCGCTTCCAGATGCTCGCAGATCGCGTCTAGCGCCCATCCCCATTTGAGATCGGTGGAGGGTTCAAGGATCGGCCATGCCATGCGCGCGAACGTGGCGAGCGACCGCTTAGCCGCTTCCTTATCCGCCGCATCAATGTATCGGTTCAGGTCCGGCGTCGAGAGGTGCAAGTGCGCGAAGGGTTCGGATGGCTTCGATCTGTTCATTGTTCATCTCGGATAGGTCAAGCGGCGCTTCTACAGGTTGTACGGCAATAGTCTGCGGAGCCTGCCCCCACCCTCGATCAAGGATTTGCTTTGCGGCGGCTACTCGTGCTGCATCGCTGTCACCTTCACGCATAACATCTACCAAGGCTTCGACCGCTTCCTCGGTATATTCACGCGCCAAGTCTGTCAGCGTCCTACCATCAGGAAGACGATAGACGGGGCGGCCACTTGGGTTGCCCGATTGACCTTTACGGAAAGTCATGACGGCTGAACCTTGCTAACAATTGTGTCAGTACGGTTCTTAGCCCGAGGATTCACGCACCCCGTCACCGCCTGCCACTTGAGATGCAGGTCCGTCCGCGCGCCGTACAGCCGTTCGCACAGACGCCATCCGCCCTTCTCGAAGTTAGCGCGGTAATTCGGGGGGGGCGGCGGCAATACCTTCGTTGAAACCCGGTCAAGCATCGATATCCTCCCCCTTGGCCTCTTCCGCCAGTTCCAGAAACTCAATCCGCACCGATGATCGAGCCCGGTTCCAGGCGCGGGTGAGGGTCATCAACTCGACCTGCTCCCAATCCTCGTCCGGCAGCATTGACGGCGCGATCTCCGCCTTGCGCCTGACTGCCTCGACCCGCGTTTCGCGATCGTCCAGCTTATCGTTCTGCGCCTTTTTCAAGACCGCCAGCGCGTCGTTGATCGGCAGACCGACGACCGACTCGTGATGCTCGAATGTCAGGCCGGACGCGCGGAGAGACGGCGGGAACAACACCGCGGTATTGGCCGCCGATCGGAGTTGCTTGGGCGCGATCCCCAGCTCGTCACCGAGGAAATCGAAGGCGGCCTGGTTGCCGAACTGCTCGCGTCCGGATGCCAGCCAGTCGGCGAGCGCCCATTCGGTTTCGGTGCGTCGGGCGAGGAGCGACTTGCCAACATTGAGCCAGTCGATCAGCGCTGGGTCGTTCGCCCGGATCGTCGTCATTGCATTCACGCGCCCAACTCCTGTTCCCGCCCATATCGCGTGGTGGCGAGCGCGAAGACCTTGACCGCATCAGGCCGCGCATCAGCCAGCCGGTGCATCTCCGCGCGCACCTCGCACAGCACCGGATGCTCGAAGCCGAACCGCTGCTCGCAGTGGGGCAGACGATCGCACAAGCCGCTCCACATGCCACTGTAGTCGGACTGCTCGGGCATCAGCAGCTCGCGAGCGCCGCAATGACCGGGCAGCAGCGCTTCGTTGCGAAAGTCGGCGATGACCTGGGTGATACGGTCCGTCATACCCCCCGCCCGATCTCGCGAAGGGCGGCGAGGGCACACTTGCGGTACACAGAACGAGGCGAGACGCATGTGTCGTCGTCCTCGTCCTCGGGAGTGTGCGCCCATGGAACACAGGTGCTGTCCGCCATTACTGCCACCATCCGCTCCACCAGCGCGTCATCAATTCTATCCATCCCTCAAACTCCCGCTCGAAATTTCAGATACCCCGCGACCAGATCAGCGCTGAGCCCATGCTTGGCCGCGATCCGCTCCGCCTGGCCGATCCAATCCCGGCATGTTGCGGGGGAGGTGGTCGCGACCTTGGACAGGAAGGGGGTCAGGCCGGTGGGGGAGGGGGTCATGACCCGTTCTCCCAACAGCGACGCGCCGGCCCATGAGGCGGCGTCGCAAGGTACGTAGTACCTAGTCTCTCCGCACCGCAAAATCGCAATCTACTTCCGCAAGCGTTTTCAATGACTTGCATTTTACCTCCGCGTACTTCCGCAGTACTTCCGCAAAGTACTTCCGCAGGTACTTCCGCAAGCGATATCAAGCACTTAGCGTTTTTCACCGATTTACCTCCGCAGTACTTCCGCAAGGTTGATCGGGCCAATTCACGACCCGCAGACCGGTTTTTTTGGTGTGCGTGTCGTAGGTTTCCGTCGCGATCAGCTCGGCCGCGCCCCATGCTTTGATCTGTCCGATCGCTGCGCCACGGCTCATCTTGAACCGGGTCTGGAGCCACGTTCCGAGGTATCGTTCGGGAGAGTTGTGCGACGCTGAAAACGGGTTCTTGTCCCGCCAGCGTCGGTCGATTTCACGCAATGCCGCCCACGCATGGGCGTCGGTGAACTGGTGGCCTACGGGAGCGCTGTCGTCCTCACGGGGAGGCAGAACGAACGTGCCGTGCGACCACACGAAGCCAATCTCGGCACCTTTGCGTGCGTAGTTGGCTTTCTCATTGCGAAGGACGCGGTAGTCAGCATCAATGACGATGCCGTCCTCGTTCTTCGGGGTCTCAAGAAACAGGCGCGAGCGCACCTGATTTTCCCAGGCCGTCGAGCCTGAGTAGCTATCGCCGGCCTTGTTAGGGAAGCCGACCATTGTGACCGCGCCGTCAATGTCCCGCGCCATGGCGTTACAGAGATTGACGAAAGCGGCGACCTCGGAACGGGCGTTTTCGTTGCCCGTGAAAAGATGCGATGTGTTGTCGAGGCTGATATGTCGAACGCCCAGCATCCGCGCCGTCTCGACTATCTCGTGATAGCGCTTGGCAGGCTTGAGCGTGCGGGCGTCATCGAAGGTGCAAAGCTCGTTGCCCATTTCGCCGTAGAGCGACAGCAGCGTGACGTTACCGCGGGTGGCCTCCAGTGGCACGCCAAGACCGGCACAGATCGCCGCTTGCCGACGATGCAGCTCGTCCGGGTCATCCTCGCAGGTGATGTACAGCGTCGGGCAGCGCTCGACCGGCACGCCCAGAAAGGGCAGGCCAAGGCCGATGCAAGTGTTCTTCAGTTGCTCCAGCAGCGACTTGCCCGCCGCGCCCGCGCCGGTCAGCAGCGTGGCTTGATGGATCGGCACCAGGCCATCCACGATCCACCGCCGCTCGGGTGGTTGCTGTCCATGCCAATCGGCTGGCGATATGATAGACAGCGGCGGCCGGGCGGGTGGCGCAAAGGCCGCCGCCACGTCCTCAAGCCCATAATGCGCCGCCCGGTCGTTGAAGTCGCTGCCTTCCGCGCCCTGTAGATCCGGAACGACAACGCGAGCATTTACCGGCTTGGCGGCCCGCTCAGCCTCCGCAACGCCGTTGCTATCGGCCGCGACGATGATCGAGCGGTCGGGATAGCGATGACGAACGATGCGTGCCGTGTCGGCGAGGGCGCCTTTGCTGAAACCGACGACCACCAACAGGCCGGTCGCGGCTTGTACCGTGGCGCCGGTCGCGAAGCCCTCCACGATGACGACCGGGCCACTGTCCGCGTCACCGAGCGTCAGCGTGCCACCCTTGACTGGGGCACCGGCATGGAACAGCTTCTTGGCGCCTGCCTCGGGCGGGATCGATTGAACGGACTGGATCAGTCCATCAGCGCCCATGATCGGCACCAACAGATTGTCGCCCTCGCGCCGGGTGCCGTAGGGGGCAATGCCCTTGCGTTCCAGATAGGCATTGCCGACGCCGTTGATGGGCAGCGCACGCGACCAGCGGGTGCGGGCCTCCAGTCGGGCGTTTTCCTCGCGATGCTTTTGCTGCGCTTCACGGTGCCGCGCCTCACGCTCGCGCTTCTCGCGATCGGCATCGTCCAGCCGCGGCGCCTGTCCACCGGCAAGGAAACGGATTGCCTCTCCGGTCGACAGGTTCTGCGTGTTCGCCACGAAGTCTATCACATCGCCGTGTGCCGAGCAGCCGAAGCAGTGATAGGTGTCGTCCTTGTAGACGACGAAGCTGGGGCTCTTGTCCGGGTGGAAGGGGCAGCACGCCACCTTGTTGCCGCCCGCCCGCTTGAGCGGCAGAACCTTCGACACGATACCCTCAAGCGGATAATCGCGGCGGATCGCGTCGAAGTCGTACGCCACGGTCACGCCGTCTCCAGTTGATACGCGGTGATGAGCAGGTTCGCTTCCTCGGGCGTGATCGCCTGGCACGCACCCGCCGTGACGATGACCGCCTTCTTGTCCTCAGCGGACGGGCAGCGATCGACCAGCTCGCGCAAGGCGTTGAGGTGGGCGGGTAGGGCGAATTGGCCGGCGTTCACGCCGACACCCGCACCGACACCGGCGCCCCGATCGACCGGAGCCACGTCAGCGCGCCCTCACAGGTGCGGCAGACAGCCACCGGATGCCCGCGGCGATGATACCAGTTCAGCGCGTCGATCTGGTTCTGCCGCGGCATATCGCTGCCGTTCTTGAACTCGATTCGCACGGTGGGGTGATCGGCCCACGCGATGGACACGTCAGGCTCGCCGGCAATCATGCCCTCGCGCTTGGCCTTCGCGGCGGCCCATTGCGTGCGCTTGCCGCCATTCGGGACCGCTGAGATGCGGAACTGCGGCTGACGGCGCATCGCAGCAACGAACACCGCTTGACGATCGTCCTCGTTATCCGGGCGCTTGTCCTTCGGCTCGACATAGATCGCCGGCTCAAGTGGCTCCCGCAGCTCATCCCCAAGCTGATCGAGCATTGCGAACGCCGTGCTCACAACGCACCCGCCGGTATCGTCAGCGAGTAGTGAGTGGACCAGTCGGGCCCGCCCCACAGGTGCTGGTGCTTATAGACGTGGACACGATAGACGCGGCGAAACCAAACACGACGATTGTCCCAAAGGCGTGTCGGCAACCATGCAAATGCCGGCTCGCACGCAACGATGTCACCAAACGCGGGCGCCCACTTGCCGTCGTAAGTGACGCTCATGCCATCCGCTCCCGCAATGCCACGGCAACCGACGCGCGCCGACTGTTTAACGCATCGGCGACCTTCTCGCGAATGTCAGCGCGGCGGATGCCCTTGGCGTCGCACATGGATGCGGCGTCCATCTTCGGAAGCATGCGTTCGTCGCAGCCCCAGATCAGACGGAGCAGGCCGGTGCCCTGATCCTCCTGCGTCAGCGGTTGGTTGCCCTGCGGTTTGCGTACGGAGTGCTTCACGCCATTACCTCCGCAATCTCCCGCCAACCCCGGCTCCAAGCCCTCGACGCAGCGGTCCCGAGTGGATGCGGGTTGTCAGTCATTTGCTTGTTGCGGATGCGCGCGGATTGCCCATCAAGCCGCGCCTGTGCTTCCTGCGGGCTCATGCTGCGTCTGCCATGTCGCTGACGCCACCAAGCGTGAAACCCGGCTCGACCCGAGGCATGACGAACTTGTCGACCAGTCCGCGACCGTTGCGGACGGCTTCCATGGTGCGTTCGTACGGCGTCATGGCGGCGACGCGGCGACGCTCGTTCGCGATGGCCACGCGCTCGTCGCGCTCGACCTGGTCGAAAATGATCCGCTTGCGCTCGTCAACAAGGAGCTTCCGCGCCCTCAACTCAAGGTTCAACGCCTCGTAGCCATCGGGCACCCACAGTGCGCGACGGCGCCCAGCTTTCTGCTTTTCGATCATCTCCGGCGTGGAGCCGTGCTGCTCGCGCAGGCGCTTACCGCTCAACCGCTTGGCTTCGGTGATTTGCGGATCTAGCCGTTCGCGCTCATGCCGCGCCCGCATTCCCTCCGACGCCTTGGCCCGAGATTCCGGCGTCCATTTCGTCGTCGCATTGCACGAGCGGCAAAGACCAGTGCACTTGGCGCGATCTGGCCGGGGTCGGCTCAGCGGCTTGTCGCAACGCCTACAGGAGGTCGGACGGACGATCGGCGTAAGTCGATAGCCCCGCATGCCACCGTCGATCTGGGTGCCTTGCGCGCGAATGCGGGCAACGTGGACTTGCAGCGCCTTGATGGTCTTGACGCCGACCATGGGTGCTAGTTCAGCCGCGGTTATCCACCCGCCTGCCTCGGTGATTGCCGCCAGAATGCGGGTCTGCATCGGGGTCATGCCGCGGCCCTCAGTGCTTTGGCCTCATCAACAATGGCAACCAGCGCTGGCAAATGCGGCGCGATC